TCAATGAAAGATTATAGAACAAAATACTTTTCTTCTAATCTAAATTAATATATAAGTATAATATATTTTCCTCCCAAACTCCCTCCAGATTAATCTCTGGGGGGTTTTTTTATGTCTTAATTAAAATATAAATATCTAATTGTATTTGTTGGATTGTATGTTTTAAATGCTATTTTTATAGACACTGAAAGACAGTATTAATAATTAATTGTATTGTTAATTAATATGTCAATGCAAGTTTGCACACACACACACGCAAGAAAAACTATTAATACAAGCTTTACTTGTTGCAAAACTTTATATTATATAAATGTCTGTCATTTATGGTTATTAATAATGATATATGCCTATATATACAAAGGGACACTAGGGGTACTCTAGCACTTGCTAGCAATCTAGGGATATTTTTTATATTTTAGGGTTATATGTATGGGAAACTTTGCAACTCACTGAGTATACGCATTAAAAAAGCCCCATATGCAACGCATTGGGGCAACTTATTGGGTATACTATATATATCCTCGGCAGGTTCATCTGCATTGTACCGTCTGAAATCAATTTCGTCAACCCCCCTTGACAAATTTTTTTTAAATTAGTATTATAAGTATGTATTATAGGTGCAAGATGTCACATTGGCACAGATAAAGCTTAGTTTGCATCCAGTTCGTAGACTTACGCACCATAATAACAGAGATTACAATGAACTTACTACCAGAAAAACGCAAATCTACTAAGATTTCAGAAAAAGAAGAGCTTTTCCTACAAAACTTGTTCGAGAATGGCGGCCATGTAGTCGCTGCAGCTGAAAATGCTGGGTACACGAAGGGTTCTGCAGGATATTTGCGAAGCAAATTAGCCGATGAGATCATAACACGGTCAAAGAATCTACTCGCTAGTGCTTCTGTGAAGGCTACTAACAGGCTAATTAGTATGATCGACACCCCACAGGTCGAAAGAGGGGATGATGTGCGTTTAAAGGCTGCTGAATCGCTGTTAAACAGGGTTGGGCTGGGTAGAGAGGAAACACATAACCATAATGTACAGGCATTACACGGAGTAGTATTGCTTCCACCTAAAAAAGGAATAGAAGTTAATGGGTAACACTTATCAACCACCACGACCAGCAGTATCTTTTTATGGTAAAGCTGCACGAGTATTTAATATACGCAAACCCAGAGTGTTTAATGTAAAAAAACCAAGCGTATTTACCACACGTAATATTTCACATCAAGATATATATAATAAAAAATAATGCCCTCACGTGGTCGCCCAAGAAAAGATCCTAATGCTCCAAAGGAATCTTATAACATTTCATCATTAGAACGAGCTAAGAGAGCAACTCGTAAAAAACTTGCAGCTGAAAGGCGACAAGCTAACAAGGCTGCAAAGAAAGTACAGAAACACAGACAAAATGCTAAACGTATTGAAAACACTGCCAAGAACCTGTCTAACGGAACTTCAAAAGTTGTGGACTTGGGTGACGAACTCAATTCGTTACAACCTGTATCTGATCTGGTCGATGATCAGGAAATTATATTTAAACCTAATAACGGTCCTCAAGAAGAGTTTTTATCGTCTTCCGAAGAAGATGTACTATACGGTGGTGCGGCAGGTGGGGGCAAGTCGTTTGCTCTACTGGTCGATCCTCTTAGGTATTGCCATAATCCTAATCATCGTGGGTTACTTCTTAGGAGAACACTTGACGAACTAACAGAACTAATAGACAAGTCAAGACAACTATATACTAAAGCTTTTCCGAAAGCACACTTTAGAGAATCAAAATCCACGTGGGTGTTCCCTTCCGGGGCAACGATGTGGTTTACTTATCTGGACAGAGACAAAGATGTTACTCGATTTCAGGGACAGGCTTTTAACTGGATAGGAATAGACGAAATAACACAATACCCCACACCATACGTGTGGGATTACTTGCGTTCAAGACTACGTACAACAGATGACGAACTAAGACCAAACATGTCTATGCGTTGTACTGGAAACCCCGGTGGAGTTGGAGGGTGGTGGATTAAGAAGATGTACATTGATCCACATGAATACAATAAACCTTTTCCAGCCACAGATATAGAAACACGACAAGAGTTACTATACCCAGAGGGTCACGAGAAAGCAAGGCAACCGTTGTTCTACCGAAAGTTTATTCCTGCACGGTTGACTGATAATCCCTATCTGATGCAAGATGGCAGATACGAAGCCATGCTCAGATCGCTCCCAGAAGTTGAACGGAAGAGACTTCTTGATGGGGATTGGGATGTCGCAGAGGGAGCGGCCTTCCCAGAGTTTTCTAAACAGAGACATGTTGTCGAACCATTTGAGATGCCAACTAACTGGCCCAGAATACGTGCAGCGGATTACGGATACGCAAGTCCATCCTGTGTATTGTGGGGAGCTATAGATTGGGATGATAACATCTGGATTTACAAAGAGTTGTATGTAAAACAACACACGGCAGAACAACTTGCTGATAAAATTTTAGATTCAGAACAGCTTGAACCAACACCTCATTATTCTGTTTTAGATGCTTCGTGTTGGAATAGAACAGGATTTGGTCCGTCAATAGCTGAGACAATGATGAGAGCAGGTGTTCGATGGACACCTTCAGATAGAAACAGATTGCAGGGCAAAATGGAGATACATAGGCGATTAGCAGATAACCCATTGACAAAGCTGCCAAGAATCCGTATATTTAATACATGTACTAATACAATTCGACAATTGGCAGGAATACCATTGTCTAAAAGTAATTCAGAAGATGTTGATACAAAAGCAGAAGACCACGCATATGATGCTTTAAGGTATTTATCAATGTGTAGAATGTCTCCTCATGTATCAATACACAAAAGTTTAAATAGTATAAAAGAACAAGTATATAAACCACAAGATAATACGTTTGGATATTAAGAATGGCTGCGAAATCTTATTTAGTTAAAAATCCAAAGTTTGATGTAAATGAAACTACATTAAAAGATTTTATAACAATGTATGCAAAAGAAAATGCAAAACTTAAAGATCCTGACAAGTACATTAAACAATTTACAAATGTAAAATCTTTACAGCCATTTTTAGATAGACCAATGTCTGTGCTTTTTGAAACATCTAAAAATCCAAATGATAATCCGTATGCACAATTTTATGATCAAGAAGTAGCAAGAGTAGGAACTGGAGAAGAACTTTCAAATTCTATTAGACCTGTTAAATCAAAATACCAAATTCTTCAAGATAACTACAATCAAAATTTAGCATCAAAAGGATTAGTGTCTGACATTGATATAACTGGGGCAAGAATTACTCCAGATAAACCTAAAGCAAAAGCAACAAAACAAATTGTGAAACCTCGATTGATGGGGGAGTTTCAAATACAGCTAATGCAAGATGTCGCAAAGAATCCCAAAAATGCTTCAATGGCTAGGGCTTCTTTAATTCTTATGAATACAGGGATGCGACCTAATGAAATATTAAAATTAAAAGCAGGGGATATTCAATTTATTGAGGGTAGTGCAGCTCCGGGGATTGTTCAAAGAAGTACAAAAACAGGTGCAGTTGCAAATGTTGCGTTAGGACCACGATCTTATGCGTTGTTTCAACAGCAAATGGCTGACATGCAAGCACAGGGAATTGAAATAAAAGCCAACACACCTCTATTTAAAGACATAGATGATACAGTCTTAACAAAATATTTAAAAACAATAAAAGTTCCCGGAATAATAGAAGATGTAGCAACAGGTGCTAAATTTGATACAATTACATCATATGATTTTAGAAGACTTAATGCTACAGCAGCATATAATTTAAGGATAGGATCGGATGAAGCTCGTACTGCAAAAGGAAGTATAGCAGGTAAAACTGCAGAGGTAGGATACATTTCTCCTGAACCGGGATTCTTTGAACCAGAAGCTACTAAGATTCCAAATACAATAGACAACTATTATTTTAACTTGCTTCAAGATAAAGTTGCTATAGGTGGCAAATTACCACCAAATATGGTGCTTGATCCAAATACTGATGTATTTAAAGTAGCTAGTGGACAGGAAAAGTTTAAAACAATGGCAGCTGATCAAAAGTATTCTATACAAACATTAGTTGAAGCTCCAGAAGTAACTTTTGAAAAAACAGTAACTAGTAAACCAGATGATGCACCTAAAGCACGTGCTAAAGGTTTTGGGGACTTACCCCCTCATATTAGAGCAACTTTAAAAGGAATGTTAAAAACTGCAGCATTTGTATTCCCACCAGTAGGGGCAATAATGACATACAATGAAGCTAAAGCTGAAGGTTTTGATACACTAGAATCAGCCGCACTTGCATCAACAGAATTTGCTCCCCTATCATATGGGGATGTAAAAGCAGCACGAGATGTTGCAGGTTTTATTGATGAAAAAGCAGTAAAACCAATAACTAAACCTGTTGCAGAAGCAACAAGTAAATTTGAACAGGGTTTTCTATCAAGATTACCCATACCATCAATTAATTAAGGGAGAAAATTATGCCGGGAGGTAATTATAATTTTGGTGAAGGTTATATTATGAACTCAGACAAAACATCTGTAGATGATCCAATGGGTTCTAATCAGTTGAATAGAGAAAGCTTAGAGTTTGACACAAGAACATCACAAGATGTTCTTACACAAGATACTCCAAAGCAACAAACTAAAACAACTGTAGATGCTTCATTATTTGCAATGGCAGAACAAAGAGACTATTAAGAAAGTAAATTATGGAAGAAAACTTTCTGCAACCACCTGATGATGATTCTGTTCAGGTACAAAACCCAGAAGAACAAATGCCGGGCTTGGCAAGTTATGTTAAGTCAAAATTTGATGATTCTGAAAATGGTAGACGTGTGCATGAACAGAAGTGGTTGCAAGCCTATAAAAACTTTAGGGGCATTTATGATAGCTCAACTACATATCGAGAATCAGAACGTTCTCAAGTTTTTATAAAAATTACAAAGACTAAAGTTCTTGCAGCTTATGGACAAATTGTTGACATTCTTTTTAACAATAAAAAGTTTCCTATAACTATAGATCCTACTCCTGTGCCTGAAGGTATAGTAGAGTTTGCACATGCTAAAACACCGTTAGATGATATAGTAGATCCTTATGGGTTTGAAGGAGATGGTAGAGAAGTACCTGCAGGAGCAACGAGTGCTGATCAATTAGGAGCAAAATACAAAGATCTTCCATTAGAAGAAGGTCCGTCATTAGCAGGAGAACCACAGGTAAGCCCTGCTAAAGAAGCGGCATTAGAAATGGAAAAACTTATCCATGATCAATTACTTGATACAAATGCTGTAACAGTATTTAGAAATGCTATATTTGAAGCTTCGCTATTAGGGACAGGAATTATAAAAGGCCCTTTTAACCATTACAAACGTGTTCATAAATGGTCATCATCTGAAGATGGCACAAAACAATATGATCCATATGAAAGACTTGTTCCAAGACTTGAATATGTTTCGTGTTGGGATTTTCATCCAGACCCATCAGCCACATCTATAGAAGATTGTGAGTATGTTATTCAACGACATCGAATGACACGACAACAATTAAGAGGACTTATTAACAAACCATACTTTGATGCAGAACAAATTGAAAATGTAATAGCAAAAGGTCCTAACTACGAAGATAAGTATTATGAAGATACTATTCGTGATGACGAAACTCAACCTAATACTTATGAAAATAGGTTTGAAGTATTAGAATATTGGGGAGTTCTTGATGCAAAGTTTGCACGAGAAGTTGGGTTGGATATAAGTGCTGACATGGGAGAGTTTGAACAAGTTCAAATAAATGCATGGGTATCAGGAACAAGTGTGTTAAGATGTGTGTTAAATCCATTTACACCTGCTAGAGTTCCATATAGTGCTTTTCCATATGAAGTTAATCCATACCAGTTATGGGGTGTGGGTGTTGCAGAAAATATGGAAGATGCTCAGCTATTAATGAATGGTCATGTTAGAATGGCTATTGATAATTTAGCGTTAGCAGGTAACCTTGTATTTGATGTAGATGAAGCAAGTTTAGTTCCCGGACAAAACATGGACATCTTTCCGGGTAAGATATTTAGAAGGCAATCTGGTGTAACAGGAACTGCTATCAATGGTTTAAAGTTTCCTAATACAGCAGGTGAAAACCTACAGATGTACCAGATAAGTCGTCAACTTGCAGATGAAGAAACTGGATTGCCATCTATTATGCACGGACAAACTGGAGTATCAGGAACTGGTAGAACTGCTGCAGGGTTGTCTATGTTGTTAGGTGGTGCATCACTATCTGTAAAAACTGTTATAAAAAATATAGATGACTACTTATTAAAACCAATTGGTGAGTGCTACTTTCAATGGAATATGCAATTTAATAAAGATACTCCAGAGATTGAAGGTGATTTAGAGATTAAACCAAGTGGTTCTATAGGAGTTATGCAAAAAGAAATACGAAGTCAAAGGTTAACGGCTTTACTTCAAACTGTTGCTAATCCTATGTTAGCACCTTTTATAAAATTACCTAACTTAATGAAAGAGTTAGCTATAGCACAAGATATAGATCCTGATGAATTAGTTAATGATCTTTCAGAAGCTCAAATATATGCACAAATGTTACAAGGATTAGCCAATGCTCAACAAGCAACAAGCCCAAACGATAGCCCCACTGGTCAACAACCCCCAAACATGGGAAATACTGGAAGCGTACCTAATAGAACTCAAGGAGCTAGTGGTGCAGGGAATGATGGTAGCTCAATCGGAGTCGGAGCTACGCCAGCTACAGGGGAAGCTGGGTTTACTGGAAATGCTCCTCAAGTTGAAGAGTAACCATATGAAAGTGATAAAAAATGGCTGAAGAAGAAGTACCTACATATGATCTTACCCAATACACTACACAAAATGTAGACTATGGAGAAGATTTTAACTTAGATTTAACTGATCCCACTAAAGTTTTGGAAACTACTGGCATTAGTGTAAGTGAAACTCAACAACAAGAAGATAATTTGTACACTAATCCTATTATAAAGCAATTTACAAGTGGTAATGTTGATGCAGGGTTTAAAGTATACACTGGCATGAATACGGATACATTTGGTACATATGAAGATATGTTAAAGCATACAGGATTAAATGATAAAAGTGGGGCATTTAGCACAGGTGCTGCTTTAGCTGAAGGAGCTTTATCTAGTCTTATAGGTGTTACAGGAATGTTTATGGGGGGTGGTGAATATGGATTTGGAAAAACACTTAAAGGCCCAACAGGTAAAGCTGTATTTTCTGTAGGTGGTTTAAGTGAAAAAGCTTTACAACGACATTACGAAAACTTCTCACAAGTACAAGAAGCTAATTTACGTAAAGATATTACTGGTCGAAATATAAAAGACATGGACACTGGTTTTGCAATGACAGTTGATAATTTTCATTTTTCTAGAAAGCCCGGACAAATGTTTTTTGATGGGCATAAGGGGCATTTATCATCAGATGATGGAAACGCACACGCTATGCAAAAAGCAATAGAAGCTTTGTCAAAAGGACTTGACCCAGCAGGTTATAGACTTGATGGTAAAAATGAAGACAACAGAGGAGCTGCTGGAGGAAGTAGTGCAGGAGGTCGTGTAACAGAAGATGGGTACTACACTTATGTTGCAAATAATGGATTTGGGTATACAAAATCAGCGTTATATGGTGGTAATTTAAGTGATAAATTAGCACAAGAATTTGGTACAGATGGAATGACACTTGCTAAAGCTATGCAAATGGCTCGTGCTGATAAAAATCTTACAGTGACACAAGCCTTAAAAAAGTTAACAACTGGAGAAGAAACAGTAAGTGAAACTTCAGATGAGGTAGAAGTGTCAACTAATACTTCTAACTTATTTAATGTAACTAAGAGAAAAGTATCTACTGTTTCATCAGAACCTTCAGGACCTTCAGCTGCAGAAATAGCTCAACAACAAGCTCAACAGGCAAGTTTAAAAGCACAACAAGATGCGGCTGATAGGGCAAGACAACAAGAGATGGATAATAGGGAACAAGAAAAAGCCGACAGACAACAAAAAGAAACTGTAGATCGTGGTCAAGAAGCAGGTAAAGGTTACAGAGGAGGGTATGGATTTCAAGAAGGGGGTCTTATATCTAATCTTGCAACTATTTTAAAACAAAATAGGTTAGGAATGAATTTAGGTGGGCAACCTAAAGAACAAATAAATTTAAATGAATTAGGATTTGTTGGAGATAAAACTCCCAATGAGGTAACACCCCAACAGTCAATAGCCGATAATAGACCTATGGATGTAAGACAAGATGATTATCTTTTAAATTCACCAGCAGTTGAACAACACGGCATTAGAAATGTAGTAAATATGATAATGAGAGGACTAGAATCAGCAAGAGATGCAGGAGTAGAAATCGTAGATCTACCTGCAGATATTCCAAAAAATGAGTTAGTAAAAATACTAGCATCTGATTCAGAAGTTCGTATTCCAAAAGATTTAGTTCGGTTCATAGGACTAGGAAACCTTGAAACAATTAATGAACGAGGTAAACCAGAAGTAGAACGAAGAACTAGACTAACGTAGCTACCTGCAATAACGCAGCCCTACATACAACGAAGCAGCCACCCAAGCCATACGGCACTGCTAAAGGAGACTAAGAATGGCGAAACAAAAAGGGCATAGAGCCAATAAACCCAATGATTCCTTCGGTACTATAAACAATACTAATTTGTATCGAAATAAATACAAAGAGGATGTGTATAAGGAGGATGAAGAAGATAATAAAGAAAGTGCAGAACAAGTTGTTTCTGAAAATGATACTGACCCTTCTACAAAAGAAGCTACTCAATCTACAGAAAGTTTTGCAGAAAAAAAAGAACTTAAAGATGTTGATTATAAGAAACGATACGATGATCTAAAACGTCACTACGACCAAAAGCAGGAAGAGTGGAAACAGAAAGTCCAATCGGTTCAACAACAACCTCAAGATAACTTAAATGCTTTTAAAGATAAATATCCTGATGTGCATAGTGCTGTTGAAGAAATAGCTACTAATAAAGCTGAATCACAATTAGCAACATTGAAGGAAGAACTTAATTCTTTAAAAGAACGAGAGAAAGAACTTGAAAAACAGAAAGCTTATGAAGAACTTTTAAGACTTCAACCTAATTTTAATAAGTTAAAAGAAGAAGAACAGTTTTTAAAGTGGCTAGATAAGCAGCCTGAATCAATATCAAATGGTATTCTTAAAAACAATGCAGATGCAAAATGGGCTTCTCGTGTTGTTGATCTATATTATCTAGATAGTGGCTCAAAAAAATCTGCTAAAGTTCCAGATGCTGCAGTATCAATTAAGTCTAAAGGATCAAAAGAAGTGAGCGTATCTCCTAAAGAAGGAAAAGTATGGAAAGCTTCAGAGATAGCTAGGATGAAATCTTGGGAATTTGAAAAATTTGAAAAAGATATTGATATGGCAAGAGCAGAAGGAAGAGTAGATTTTAATTCCTAATTTTAACAACTTTTAAGGAGAAAAGCGATGGCTTTTGATACAGCTGCAGGTTACGCAAACCTGCCTAGTGGTAATTTTACACCGTCTATTTTCAGCCAAAAAGTTCTTAAATTCTTTCGCAGAGCATCGGTTGTAGAAGATATAACTAATACAGACTATGCTGGTGAAATTGAGAACTTTGGCGATACGGTTAATATTATCAAAGAACCGACAATTACAGTATCCTCATACACAAGAGGTTCTGTAGTTAATACTCAAGACTTGGCAGATGACCAGATTACTATGGTCGTTGACCAAGCAAACGCATTTGCGTTTAAGATTGACGATATTGAAGAACGTCAGTCACACGTTAACTTTGAAGCATTAGCAACATCATCTGGTGCATACTCTCTCAAAAGAAAGTATGATGCAAATGTTTTAGATTTAATGGCAACCAACGCAGGTCTAACTGGAGAATCAGGTGCGACTACAAAACAAATTTCAGGTATCGGTACATTAGGTACTGCTCTTGATATTGGTGGCAACTCTAGTCCGGGCGACCTTGCTGTAAATACAATGCTTATAATGGCGAGTTCATTAGACGATCAATCTGTTCCAGAAGAAAACAGATGGTTTGTTGCACCACCATTATTCTATAAGC